ATTACGATAAAGATTATATAAATAAAACAACAAAGTTTTTATTAAATAATTCAACAGACACATCAACCTATAATGAGTATCAAAAATTATGTGAAGAATATAATTTTGAACACATAGTACCTGCTGAAGGTAATTTAGGAATTTGTGGTGGAAGACAATTCATTGCAGAACATTTTGATAAAACAAATTTAGATTTTTATTTGTTTTTCGAAGATGATATGTTTTTCTATCCAAATGAAGGAACTACATGTAGAAATGGATTCAATAGATATACTGATAATTTATTTGTTAAGTCATTAGAAATTATGCAAAAAGAAAGTTTCGACTTTCTTAAAATGAATTATTCGGAATTCTATGGTGATAATGGAACTCAATGGTCTTGGTATAATGTACCTCAAAGTGTTAGAGCGGAATTTTGGCCAGACAAACCTAGACTTCCACAAATGGGATTAGACCCAAATGCACCTAAGACCGTGTACAATAAGGTATTATCACATAGAGGTGTTCCGTACACAATGGGTGAAGTATACTACTGTAACTGGCCACAAGTTGTTTCAAGACCAGGTAATCAAAAAATGTTCTTGGATGTAACATGGGCTCACCCCTTTGAACAAACTTGGATGAGTCATATGTATCAACTCGTTAAGAAAGGGGAATTACACCCTGGTTTGTTATTGATGACCCCAACTGAACACGATAGATTCGAACATTACGATAGGGGGCTTCGTAAAGAGTCATAACAATATATTTATTGTTATGGAATTTTACATCAAGAAAAACGCCACTCTCCCTGTATTGAAAATGCAGGTGGTGAAAGACGGTAGAGCAGGTTATATTCAATTTATGGATGCTTTGGAAATCTCAACAATTTTTTTCACAATGATTGAGGTGGAAACAGGTATTCCAAAGATTGTATCTGCTCCGTGTGAAATTGTTAATTTGATTCTTGACCCAGGTGCACCTGCAGAATATTACATTTATTTTAAATTTACTGCAAGAGATACAGATACTGTAGGACGATATCAAGGTCAATTCTTAATCAAAAATGATGAGGGTAGTCTTATTTTACCAATAAGAGAAGAACTTTACATCAACATCCAAGATAGTTTTATTTCTGAAACTGCTTGTTGTTAGTTTGACGAACAACAAGTTTTTTTTATATTTATAGATGAATGAGAAGGTAAACTTCACGATAGTGTGAAAGCCAATAAACCACTCGTCTAAAAATATGTATACTCACGAAGAAATTGAGTCGTTCCTAACGGGAAACGACCCCGAAGAATTTATAGTAGCAATCGAGTTTGACTACGTTTCAAACTCCATCTACAAAATCAAAGAAATTCCTGGTAAGGGAAAAGAAATCCGCAAAGACACGTTTATCCCTTTTGCTTGGGTCGGAGACCTAAGAGGTTTAAAATTTTATAATGATTCCAAGATGGCTCAGAAAGAAGCCATGAATAAGTATGGAATTGTTATTGAAAAATTGGAAACCATGGATAACGAACGCCTTAAGAATGGATTGACCTATATGGTTAAATCTCTTAAAGGTTATCGTGAACTTATTCAATTTTTTAGAGACGGTGGTTGTGACCCATGGGGTGAAAAAACAAAAGACAAAGTTTTGATTCTACCTCCCGTAGAACAATATTTGGTTTCCAAAGAAAAAAGATTATTCAAAGGTTTCACTGACTATGACCAAGTTACCCGTCTTGTATTTGACTTGGAAACTGATGCCCTTGACCCAAAGGATGGTCGTATCTTTATGATTGGAATTAAAACCAACAAAGGATATCACAGGGTAATCGAGTGTCTTGACGAGTCCCAAGAAAAAGGTGCAATACTTGAGTTCTTAAATGTAATTGACCAATTAAAGCCATCAATCATTGGTGGTTATAACTCAGCAAACTTCGACTGGCATTGGATTTTCGAAAGAGCTCAAAAACACGGAATCGATATGAGAAAGTCCGTTAAGTCTCTACACCCCCAACATTCTTACACAAGAAAAGACAGTATGTTGAAACTTGCAAACGAGGTTGAAGAATTTTTACAAACTTCGATTTGGGGATATAACGTGATTGATATTATTCACGCGGTTCGTAGAGCTCAGGCTATTAACTCAAACATTAAGTCTGCGGGTCTTAAGTATATTACAAAGTTTATTAATAAGGAGGCTCCTGACCGTGTCTATATAGAACACACAGATATCGGTAAGTTATACAGAGAGAAAGAGGAGTATTGGCTAAACACTCAAAACGGAAAGTATAAAAAAGCTTCGGAGTATCAGGATTTAGATATTAAGTTTCCTGGTGTCTACATTAAAACAACGGGAGATAACTTGGTTGAGAGATATCTTGATGATGACTTGGAAGAAACCTTGGCAGTTGATAAAGAGTTCAATCAAGGTTCGTTCCTTCTTGCAGCAATGATTCCAACTACATATGAGAGAGTATCCACAATGGGTACCGCAACTCTATGGAAGATGCTTATGCTTGCTTGGTCTTACAAACACAACTTAGCTATCCCTGCAAAACAATCGAAGACAGACTTCGTAGGAGGTCTTTCTCGACTACTTAAGGTTGGTTATAGTAAGAACGTACTGAAGCTCGACTTCTCGTCTCTATACCCTTCTATTCAACTTGTACACGATGTTTTCCCTGATTGTGATGTGACGGGTGCGATGAAAGGAATGCTTAAGTATTTCCGTGATACTCGTATCCGATACAAGCAACTTGCAGAAGAGTTTGAAAAATCAGACCCACAGAAGTCAGCATCATATTCAAACAAACAATTACCGATTAAGATTTTCATTAACTCTATGTTCGGAGCATTATCAGCACCTCAGGTTTTTGCTTGGGGGGACATGTACATGGGGGAACAAATTACTTGTACAGGTCGTCAGTACCTTCGTCAAATGATTAAGTTCTTTATGTCTCGTGGTTACGTTCCTCTTGTAATGGATACGGACGGTGTGAACTTCTCAAGTCCTGATGATGCAGATAGTCATCATTATGTTGGTCGTGGTCTAAATTGGAAAGTTAAAGCAGGTAAAGTTTATAAAGGTCCTGATGCCGATGTTGCAGAATACAATGATATATTCATGAGAGGTGAAATGGCTCTTGATACCGATGGTGTTTGGCCATCATGTATTAACCTTGCCAGAAAAAATTACGCGGTTATGGATGCTAAGGGAAAGATAAAGTTGACTGGCAACTCAATCAAATCAAAAAAACTACCCCTTTATATTGAGGAGTTTTTGGATAAAGGAATTAATTTGTTGTTGAACGGTAAGGGTAAAGAATTTATTGAATACTACTACGAATACCTACAAAAGATTTTTGAACAGAAGATTGCTCTATCTAAAATTGCACAAAGAGCGAAGGTTAAGTTGACTTTGGATGACTACACTAAACGACTAACACAAAAGACGAAGGCTGGTAATCAGATGTCTCGTATGGCACATATGGAATTAGCATTACAAGCTGGTATTGGGGTAAACTTGGGGGATGTTATTATGTACGTTAACAATGGACTTAAAGCGTCTCACGGGGATGTACAAAAGAAAGGGGATGGTGTTCAGATTAACTGTTATATGTTAGATGCAAACATTTTGGAAAATGACCCCAATATGACTGGAGAATATAACGTCCCAAGAGCGGTTGTAACTTTCAATAAAAGAATTGAACCTTTATTGGTTTGTTTTAAACAAGATGTAAGAGACCATCTTTTGGTTGGTGACCCAGCGGATAGAGGAATTTTCACAACAGAACAATGTGAAATGATTAATGGGGTTCCATTTGAAGACGGTGACCAAGACAAATTACAGGAGGACGTTCTTCAAGTTACTGACGCAGAAATGTCTTATTGGGAAAAAAGAGGTCTAAGTCCTGACTATATGTATGATTTGGCGGAAGAAGGTTGGGAAGAAAAAATTAAGAGTATCTAGTATTTATTAGAAATAAAAAAAAATAAAATGAAAAAGATAATTAGAATAACAGAATCTGAGTTAACAATATTAGCCAATAGAATAATTGAAGAAAATAAGAAATACGAATTCCTTGATGAGCATCCTTCTTATTCTGAATTGAATGTAAAAATTAAAGAATTAAAGAAGTTAATGAAAACAATCAGTAAGGACATTAGTGACGGTAAAGATTATGTTGCCGAGTATGTTATTGAAAAACTTTCATAGTAAAATCTAAGATTGTTTTAGACCGTCCGAGGAGAGGATATACCAATTACCTCCGACAAATTGAAATTCGACACAAGCGAACTTATCGAGTACAAGTTCGTCCCATTCTTCATCAATTCTACCTACATCAGGTCTAACAGTTACTTTTGTAAGTGCTTTAATAACTACGTGGTCTGTTGTTCTTGAATCTAAAACAATAAACGATTCTACAATTCCTTTTACGATAACACAAAATTCACCATTTGTACGGTAATCCAACTCAGATACAACAGATAGTTCTGATGTTTGGATTACTTGTCCACTGATGATTTTCTTTGATGGTATTGATTTAATTATTGCCATATTAGATTACATATATTTGACGAGGCATCGCTCTAAACTTCATTTGTTTATTTAAGTTTTCGGCAATTAGAGCCTCTCTTTCCATTACTTTTTCGGGTCTTAATCTTGCCAACCAACCGTTCTCACCTATAAGTTCTTCTAAAAGTTTTGTCTTTTCGTCCTTAGCTTCAGTTAATAAACTCGTATAATCCATAGTTATTTCTGAATCAGGAGTTTTCAGGTTACCACTGTACTTACCACGAACCCTAGCTAATGTTTCTTTACAGTAAGCGGTAAACCATCTTCTTACCCATTGTTGACCAGGTACATTCAAATCTTCCCAACTCAGTTCTTCAATAGGAACATCGGTAGGTAGTTTTATAATATCTGGATTATTTTTTAAACAATCGGCTCTACTATCAGGTTCTACATCATAATACCAATACCAAACTGCTCTACCTTCGTAATCACTATAAGTGTTCCAATTAAATCTCCCACCAGGAGTGTTATAAAGATGAATTAATTTTTTACCGTCAGGTAATCCTGTTATTCTATAGGTTAATGAACCACCCAAAATTCTACTAAGGATATTAGCTTCTTGCATTCTGATTAGGTAGTCAAATCCAGACATCATAAAATATGAACCTTGATATCCCATTTGGGCGTATCCCGCTTCGTTTGCACCTAAACCGATACCACCAAAACCAAATCCACCTAATCCACCCAAACCAAATGCAGTCCATGGTTGGTTACTGAACCATAATAGTTCATTAACTTCTCTACCTGCGGGAATTTCATAAGTTTGTTTGTTACGTTCAAGTATAAAGTAATCTTTCTTTAATACCCAAGGACCTACGGTTTGTAATCCAACAATTTTGGAATATGAATATGAAAATTGTTGTTCAAAGTCCATTGTTCTTGTAACCAAAGCTCTTGCAACAGATTTTTCATTCATATTAAGATTAACTAAGTTAACCCATTGAGAATCGATTAACCATTGAAGTATGTATTCTTCATAGTCACCCAACGATAATTCCATGAGGGAGTCCATCATTTCATCTTCAAGTTCAACACTTCTAAGTGGTGCACCTAACTGATGTTTGATTCTCGTATATATTCTACTTCTTTCTGGTTCTGGTATTGCTGCCATATCTTATAAATATTCTACTTATTCTATTTCGTGTAGTAATGATTTGATATTAAATACGTATCTATCTTTATCACTAATAGGTTCATTTTTAAATATAAGTATTTTGTTTGTCTTGGGATTTGAAAAAATTAACCAATCAACTTTATATGCTTTAACGTTCCCTGTGTCCAATAATTCTATTTGGTCATCTTTAACGATAATATTAGAATATGGTTTCACTTGTGCAGTATAATCAGTGTTATCTAAGTTAATTTTCATATCAATTCCTTTGAATGCATCCATCTTAGCACCATGAGAACCGATTTTTTCAACCTTAGCTCGACCTTCAAAATAATCTTCGATTTTTTTGTTGGCATTATTTTCGGACTTCTGTCCTCTATCCCAAAGTTTTTTTAACACTTTAATGATATTAATAAAATCTTCGTTTTCTTTTGTGAAGATATCGTTTCTGAAGTGGTCGAGTGCCGCAATGAATCTTGCAGTTTCTTTAGGGTTCCTCTTCTCTTCTTTAGAAAATTGAAATTTCTTTTCGGGTTTACCTATATTATCGATTTGTTTGTTTACCGCCTTTACTAAAAGACAGAATGCGTTGAAGTTCGTATTCAAGTTGTTCAATATGGACCTACCTCCCGCAGATTCCACACCATAGAATCCCGACATTTCTTGTGTTGTTCCATCAACCCAAAATTGTGAAAATCTTTTTTTCAAAACTTCAGTAACTCCGTCTTGATATATCTTCTTTATTCTATTGTTATTGATTAAGTCTCTGAAATATATAACTTCTTTCGGGTCGCAAAATTGTGGTTCTTTAGACTCGGTTATTAATTTTTGGAATGCAACTGTTTCTAAAAGTTTGGTTTCAGTTTTCATTTCATACATTTTTTGTACAAACTCCCAATTGACCACTTTCCAAAAATTGGAAATATACTCGTCTCTTTTGTTTTTATATTTCAGATAATATGCGTGTTCCCATAAGTCCAAACCTAAAAGTGGAAAACCTCCACCCTCAATAACATTCATAAGTGGATTGTCTTGGTTTGGGGTAGACATTATTTTCAGAGTATTTTTTGATGTGAGTACTAACCATACCCAACCAGAACCAAACCTGTCTTTAGCCATTGTTTCAAATTTCTTTTTGAAATTTGTGAAAGAACCGTATTGTTTTGTGATTTTTTTGTAGAGTTCCCCATCAAGTTTCTTGGGGTCAGGAGTAAGCATGTTCCAAAAAAGTGCGTGGTTAAATGCTCCACCTGCGTTGTTTCTTATAGTTTGGTCGTATCGACTTATGTTCTTAATTATTTTTTCTAAGTCTAAGTCTCCGTATTTTTTCTTGGCTAAGGCTGCGTTTAGTTTATCCACATAACCTTTGTAATGTTTGTTGTAATGAAAATTCATCGTTTCTGCATCGATGAATGATTTGAGGGCTGAATAAGAATAAGGTAATTTTTCTATTCCAATTTTTTTCATTTCGTTAATCAACAACTTCTTCTCTTCTTGTATGTGGTTTTCGAATATTTGTTTTTCGAGTTGTTGAATTTGTTCTTCAATTTTCTTCATGTATTGGAGTTATTTGTTTTATATAAATAACTCGTAATCGTTTAATGTCGTGTGTTTTCAAATTTTTTCATGGAATACTATTAAGGTCGTAACTCGTTAATTCTTTTCAAGATTTCTTCAGCAACATCTCCACCGTTCAGGTTATCCCCCATCACAGTTGCAATTACTTGTTTTTTATTGTTTAGTATGTCGTATATAACACCCTCTATTGTGTTTTCAAAAATAGGGTAATATACGAGTACATTATTTTTTTGACCGAACCTGTAGGCTCTGTCTTCGGCTTGTGCGTGGTCTGATGGTAAAAATGATAGGTCATTCATTATTACGGCTTCTGCAGCGGTAAGTGTTAATCCAACACCAGCAGCTTTGATGTTCCCAACAAACACTTTAATTTTTTCGTTTTCTTGGAATTGGTCGACACTATATTGTCTATCTTGTTTGGTCATTGACCCGTCGACTTTGACTGCAGATTTACCAAAGTGTTGAACGATTTGGTTGAGTGAGTCAGTGAAATTACAAAAAATAATAACCTTTTTCCCCTGTTCTAAAATGTTCTCGGCTAGTTCTATTGTTTGAGAAATCTTTTCGTTTGCAACCACTTGTCTAACTTTTGTTAGTTTGGTGAATTGAACTGTTAGAGATCT